TGATCTAAATTCATATCTTTCCCCTTTTAACGTAAGTTAATATTCTGACCCGGTCCGGTGCCCCACGTTAAAAGGACACCGGATATACGGGTCAGTTGATTTACGGATTGATCTGCAGATTGATAAACGGTGCGGCAGAACCGGCAGCCCCATCAGTTCTCTCAAGGAGAAAACCAGCAAGTTGATAACTACGAGTTGTTGATTCCGCTGTTTGTGCAGAAACTAAACTTCCGTTTGCATCAAAGAAGAAGGACCGTTCATAACCGGCTACACCTAATTCAGCAGCGGCAGGAGTGATTCTAATTGGACCCCAAGTTTGGAGCCAAAAATACTGACCAACAGTTGCCATTACATTTGGCATACCCATAACTGACGTCCATTCTCCACCACCACCGGAAATTCGCAGATCACTATACGGAGTAGCCATAACTTCCACGTCGTCATCTTCATTAATAGCTACTCTTAAAGCAGCATCAAGATAAACTCTGGTATTACCAGTATCACCATTGGCGCGAGCAGTGTTACCAATAATTCCTCTTTGCTGACGATCTGTGCCACGATAGAAAGAGATGTATCCGCCGCGAAGTGAATCCACAGCAATAACACCATCATTACCGACACCATCTGTATCGGCGAAAGTAATATCAACATACTTCGCACCAATAGCCGCAGCAACGGCAATGGCATCCTTTTCTGTTACGAGCAAATTGAAATTTTTAAGACCGTGTTTCATACTCGTAAATGTGTCGCCGCACAATCCATATCTAAATACTCTACCATCACCGAGAACTACCCTATCACCAAGATTATATTTAGGAGTTTTAACAGTAGAGCTTTCATAGAGAAAACTATAATCAGGTTGAGTTTCAAGACTTACTATACCCTCTCTATGGAGATAAGTAGTTTTAGTTTTTCCTTTACTCATTCTTACTCCTTATTATTAAAGTTAAGATTAATATTGTTTTTTAGGTTATCGGCTTGTGAATAACAAAACCAGCAGTACGCCTATTCACACACAGATTGTTATGCGAACCATCCAGGAAGATAGTGAAGGTCGTATGCTGTGTTCTGTCAGTCATCGGTTCACCCTCTTCCATCCAGAAACCATCCTGGACATAAGGGATAAACTTCTCAAAGTCAACACAATAGATAGGTGCATAAGCAGTTGCATCTTTACCTGACTCAAGATCAACGACATCATCAAGTTGGTTAATATAAACAACCGGCAAACGATTAAGTCTTACCACAGCATCATCACCCATCCTGATGTTGCCAAGAACGTCAACAGCATTGTGCCTATCATCTTTAGCGTCAGCCAATTCCTGAAGCGACACAGCCGTATCAGCGTCACAATAAATTCTCTTAGCTGCATTTCTTTTCTGTGCAGGATCATTAATGAATAACGGAGCTTTGAATCGCGTTTTCAAAAATGCTGTACGAAAAGTCTTGAGCATAGCATTGTCCACTTTGGTATACACTGCTGCATAGTTTTTCCACTTAGTTTGTTCCGCAGTATCAATACCTGCACAAACTGTACCGGTTGAAGCATTCTGATAACGAATAGTCCCGGCATTAAAACCAGCAGTTGTTGCATCTGCATCCAGACAATTAAGGTAGTAAGGAACACCATAGGGATACAAATCATCAGTTGAACTTGTCGGGGTTTTCCAAAAACGCTTCTCGATCAAGTCAGCAAGACTCCATAAACCATCAATTCGTCTGGTTTCAAGTAAACGAATGAAACCCTTAGCAGAGTTTTTATTACGCAAGATCTCCAACTTGTCCCATGAATAATGTGTGCCGATCTGAGTCCAGGGGACATCAATCTCAACCATCACATCCGACACGGCAGGATCATCTGTATCGAAGAGTCTGCGGTACCGAGCATTACCGGTGGGATCAAACATCACTTTACGTTTGATGGATGTTCCACCATCAATTTCCATGCGGTCACGCTGATAGATACGACAAGCCTCGTAATCCTGGTTTGTCCATGTAACCTCAAAATACTGTTCTGGTAGATCAGGTAGAGTCGTCTCTATAAGATCGACCAAGTCTGCATTTTTAACTCCCATATTTTCTCCTTTTAGTTATTGCCAAATACTTTGGCCAATTTTTGCTCAACTTTGGAAACCAATTCTTTCCTATTTTTTGGTTTACCTTGTGATTCATCACCAGGTGATCGTTTACTTTCGGAAGGTCTGAGTGTCATACTTTTCTTACGTTTGGTAGCAGTAGCTTTAAGATTGTCACGTATGACTTGTTCCCGAATAGGTTCCGTCACCACAAAATGAGCTTTCTCAAGAGCTTGTTCCACATTCAGATCAATGCCACGCATCCTATGACCAGACATTATCATTTCGGCCTCATCTAAGACAGCTAATCTATTGTTTTGCTGTCCAAAAGATAAATCTTCAACAGACTGACCAAGACCGAGTTTGCCGTAAAATTCAACATAGGGTGTCATTACACCAGCACTAAAGAAATTATTCACTCGCTGATCTGTGGAGGCATTAGCTGCAGCATTAGCCCTTGCCGTAGCAGTTTGATACTGATCTTGTCCTTGTTGTTGTTGAACTTTGGGTTTAGTATTAGCCATCTTAGCAGTATCTTCGAGCAATTTAGCGACACCATCGATCAAAGGATCATCAGCATATTCTTTCTTGAGCTTATCGATCATTGGTTTTACATCAATATCTGTCGTCTCAACAGTTGCCTCAGTATCAGTTCTATTTTGCTCCTGCAATTCCTGATCGCGTCTCGCACGCCCAAGAGCCGACCACTCCCTCGAAGCATTATTCACATCCAAATATAGACTTTCAAGTGTGGTCTTAGCTAACTCTGGATTACTCTCAATTAGCTCATCAATTACTTCCTGCTTCCATCCCCGATGTATAGCTGCACGTATATACGCATCAGGAACAGAAACTTTCTCATCGCCAGATTCCTTGGCATCATCCTTGTCCGGGGTAGAATCGTCTGAATCATTAGAATCATCTGTCTGATCGTCATCCTTGACCTCATCATCGTCCGTAACATCAGAGGTAGAATCTCCAGGATCTTCATCCGAAACTGCCGGTTCATCCTTTTTCTTTGTGATAGCATTTAGATTATCCAACCGTGCCTGTACTGAACTAACAAGTTCTGGATTATCTACAGTTGCAGTTGAATCAAATTCCTTTGAACTATCTGTCTGCTCTTCACTTTTTTCTTTCATAACTTCACGCATATTATTGTCCTTTCTATTAGCTGCCTCCGTGTTAACCTACAACGAGTCGGTTAACATAGAGGGGTAGGTAATAATCAGGCAATCCTCTTTCCTCTTGGTTTAGTTTTCTGACGTTCTTTTCTAAAACCAGTCTTTTTCAAATATTTATCATGTGTCTGAAAATTGTCAAACACAGGACGACATTCTTTATCAAGTTTAACATTAGGAAATGTCCGTTCATGCTCTGCTCTCTGCGATGGACTTATAGCTAATGCGTCAGAATGTATTGGTTTTTTATAATCACCACCAGATACAAAAGGTAAATCGACCTGAAGATTGCGATTCATCTTTACATTGCAACAAGTACATCGCCAAGGCTTTCCAGCATCAGCCATTGGTCGAACTACCTCTTCCTGTTTCCCACACTTTGGACAATCAAAAGTATATCTTGGAATGATTTCACCTATAAATTTTCTTTAACTTTTTGCCAACCATTTTCTCAAGTGCTTTCCTATCACTTGCTGACAAACCCCTAAGTTGTTTTCTTTCCCGTGCAGTCATTGCTGATTCATACATCTGGGGATATTTACGTTTCAATCTGGCAACAATTTTTTCTTTTTCCCTGAGTGTTGGCCTAACTATTTTTTTACGAGCCATATTATACTCCTGGTTCTGAAGTTCGGGCACTTTGACCTTCGTTAGCCCCTAATTGTTCTGTTTGTTTCCTCTCCTGAAATGGAGTCTGTACTTTAGTCTGTTGTGGCACACCTCTGGTGCCACCTACTTGCATAGGTTGGGCTTTACCTGCTGGTTGTGGACCCATTGCCATCATTAGTTTAATACGTTCCATATGCTTAGGATCTACAAACCAATCTTGCACTTCCTCAAGAATACCCTGTTCATCTGCAATATCAGTAAGAGCAGTTTCCACGTTGAATTCTCGACCCATTTGCATTGCCACCATTGCGGCGTTCATAATACTTGGCAAAAGATTAGTACCAAACTCAACTATTCGTTTGGTCTTAACAGCAGGATCAAGTCGTGACATCGATCTGGCTTTAATCCTGAATGTATAATCAAGAAAGTCTCCCTGTTTCTGTTCTTCTGTAAGTGTTAATTGAGAATATTTACCACCAGGTTCACGTTTAGCAAGCAATATATTCACAAACGGATCTGTGTGTAAATACCATGCCATCTTTTCGTTCACTGTAGCAGAAGCATCATAAACCATAGAACGAGCATCTTCAATCGTTATAGTTGCATTAGTTTGTAATATACTCGCTTGCGTAGCAGTTTCGGCCTCAGAAGCCAATCCAGCTATTTGATCAGGATTGCCGGACATATAATTATGCCAAACTTGTAAAATGCTTAAAAATGCTTCACTCTTTGAGTTTTGGCCACCGAAGGTTACTACTTTAACTGTATCGGGATTACCGGCTACAATCTCACCGTCCTCTGCTGTTCTCATATCTTCGGCTTCATCAGCACCGGCAGGATCATAAACAGCAATATCCTTTTGGCGATCAGCTTGATTCATAGTTTTAGTCATCATCCGGTTAGCCATTTTATGCAGATCATAGTGGACACTCACTGGTGCTATTGGAAATGGATTGCCCGGTACTGGTTGTGTAAGAGCCATTATAGTATGCGGTCCTTCTTTTGGACCATAGTATTCACGTGCAGCAAGATAATCATCAAAAATTATTTGTTCGGGATCTGGGATAGTAATTAATGCCTCAGCACCAGGAACAAATAATTCCACAACATCCACAAAATCTTGAAGTTCGTGCATCTCCGAGTCACTGAAATTTTTTCTTGAAAGAGCTTGTACTTTTTTCTTAGCATCTAAATGATATGATCTCGGTAATTTCATAACAAGATCATGATTAAATTCATCATCGTCAAGTAATATTTGTCGTGGAACTCGATTTCTGTCTCCGAGAAAAGCCGCTTTACGATAATCTTTGCAAGACGGATCGAATACGAAATCATCAAAATCTACCAGATCAGTATAAACTTGACCTTCATCGATCAAAATATCACCAAAGTTTAGCATCTTACCGCCAGTGGCCAATCCTGTTTTGAAAATAGCCATCATGAAGAAAGCATCTACAATAGCAGCACGTAAAGTGTCTTTGAGCTTTATTCTTCTATCTATATAATCTAATCCTAAACCAAGAAGATAAGCATATTCTTTATATGGAATAATTTCCGTTTCAACTTTGTTAACACCACTTTTCATAATTATATTTGGAACCATAGCTCGTATGGTGTTAAAAATAAGATTAATCGGTTCATCACCAGTCAATCCATATTCATTGGCATAATATCTACCAACATACTCACGTACATACATTGCCCTGGCCTTA